AGACTATCCTCGTTCATCATATTATCAAAATCTTTTACAGTATTATTTAATACATGACCTATTAAAAAATCCAATGGATAATATTATATCAAATGATACAACTTTAACAAGACTAGAAAAAATAGAGAATATATAGAATGACTACTAAAAAGTATGAAAAATCAAAGCCATATAGTTTTTTGTCTGGATGTCCTGAAGGATATCATAAACGTACTACATATAAGACAGTAAAGGGTAATAAAGTACCTACTCGTTGCGTAAAGTCCACAACTCTAAAGAAAGAGTCATCAAATAACTTTAAGAAGGCAGTTACTGCAAAACAAACTCGTAGATTATCTGCAGTTAAGAAACTTTTACCAAGCATTCGCAGTCTTTCTCGCAAGGCTTGCCCACCCGGTATGATTGAACGCAAAGAATATGCTCGTAAATATTCTACGGCTATTCTTAAAAAAGGATATATTACAAAAAAAGGTATAAGAAAAGTTCATAAACAATCTTTATCTTATGTTGGGCCAAAATGTGTAAAAGATACAGGTTTGCCCGGCAAAGGAGAGAAGTCCATTGGTCCTTTACGCAAGGGGGAATTAAGTAAGCATGGGTATTCTATGACATCTCCAGAAGATAAAAGACATAGCGCTTTAAGAAAGGCAATTCAAGAATATGGTGCTCTTGGCGTATATCGTAAACTGGATGCTGTTTCCAAACTTACTGAAAGAACAATTCCAGAAGCTTCAAAGGTTTATACAGAAGATAAAAATTGGATAAAAAGAAAGTTTTCTTTAAAAGCATTTTAAAAAGATATTATAGAAGAAGATGAAGACGAATGTTTTAGTTCTAACACTCTTAGCCTTGATTGTAATTTCAGCAGTAGGTGTGTACCACATGCCTTTTGGCTTACGTGGTATGTTTAGCGAAGGATTCCAAGGCACTGCTGCGACACCTACAGTAGCTAATTCAAATATGCCCATGCCTGAAGGTGAACCAACTATGCAACCTATGCAACCTCAAGCAACTACAGTCCCCCCAGCAGCCCCAAAGGCTATTACAACAACAAAGGTTAATAATAAAAAGCCTGTAAATACCCCTCCTCCTCCTACACCTCCTCCTCCTCCATCTACTGTAAGTACACCTAGTGTTGCACCAGCACCTGAAAATCAAGCTATGATGAATGCAGGGCCTACAGTACAAGCTTTCCAGAATGCTAGCCCCGCCATGAATCAATCTATGCAACTTAAAAATGCTGTAAAGGAAGGCTTCCGCACAAACTATGCTGAAGTATCTGGTGGTGCGAAGGATTCATATGAACCTATAGGCGCCTTTGACGGAGTTGCTTTACCCACCGGCAATAACGTATCTTCTTGGCGTTATACATCTCCCGACGAGCCTTTACTCGGCGCTCCTTTTGAACTAGGCAATGATTCACTATTCATGTTTAAGAATAATCAATGCAAGCCTTCATGCTGTGGGTCTAGTTTAAGCTGCAGTGGCGGCTGTGTTTGCACAACACCAGACCAACGTCAGTTTATTGCTGGCCGTGGAGGAAATCGCACAAAGCCTGCTGAAGATTAGATATAAATAGATAGTATTTAATACTATTATATTTATAGAATAATGGGTGGCAATGCATCATCATGGTTTGAAGGACCTACCGGACCACGAGGTTATACTGGCTCAAATGGACCTCAAGGACCAAGAGGTTATAATGGCTCTAATGGGCCACAAGGACCAAGAGGTTATGATGGCTCTAATGGACTACAAGGACCAAGAGGTTATGATGGCTCTAATGGACCGAGAGGTTATGATGGCTCTAATGGACTACAAGGACCAAGAGGTTATGATGGCTCTAATGGACCACAAGGGCCACAAGGACCACAAGGGCCACAAGGATTACAAGGACCACAAGGATTACAAGGAATACCTGGCTCGAATAGTGCTAGTGGTGCAAATGGGGCTCAAGGACCACAAGGAGAACAAGGATTGCAAGGATTACAAGGATTGCAAGGATTACAAGGAATACAAGGATTACAAGGATTGGAAGGACCACCTGGCTCTAACGGCTTACAAGGATTACAAGGATTACAAGGCTTACAAGGATTACAAGGCTTACAAGGATTACAAGGACCACAAGGAACGCCTGGCTCTAATGGTAGAGATGGTAGAGATGGCATAGATGGCTCTAATGGAAGAGATGGTTTGAATGCTAATTTAATGACATTTACTACAGCACAATTTATGGAGCAAGCAGAAGCACCACTTATGGGACTTTTAGCAAGTGCAGGAGTTACTTCAACTGCTTATATGACTTATTTCAATAATCCCTCATATATAACTATTAAAAATGCACTTATAAATGATATATCAAATTGGCAAGGCTCTAATAGCCCTTTAACTGCAGATAAGGTTGCAATATTCAATCATTATTATGCATGTTGGTTAAAAGCAAGAACTCCGTTAATTTCAGGTAATTTACCATTTAGCTGCTCTAATTATTATATACCACCTCCTGCTGCCGTTATAGCACCAATATTAGTTGAAGGATATTATTATAATATGAATGAAACATTTACAAATGGAGGTGTTCAATATATATTATATAGTAAACCATTAAATAATTTTTATTATAGAAATAATGCAGGAGCTTTCATAAGTGTAGTACTTCTAACTCCAAGTGATGGTCCAAATATTGGTCAATGGAAAATTGGTAATAATAACGCAGAAGGAGAGTTTACTCTTATAGCATTATTAGATGAAACTAATAGTATATTAAAAGATTATAACTCAATAACAAATTATACAAATTATATATGGTCTTTACCATCAATAATAACCCCTGTACCATTAAATGTAACCGCCAGTGCTGATAATGTAAATGGTAGAATTAATGTAAATTTTGATAGTATAAATTTACCAGGTACTCTTTATACAGTAAGCTCTACTGTAGGTGGTTATACTGCAACAGGTGCTAATCCACCAATTGCAGTAACTGTGTCCCGTGGGACAGAATATACCTTTAAAGTAATGGCAACACGTAATGGCGTAAATACTAGCTTATCTGTAGAAACAAACCCTATTACTTTAACAGCCAGTGAAGAGTTTAGAAACTACAGTTTCAAAGGTGTTTTACCAAGAATCTCTCTTTTACAAGGAGATTATCATCCATATGATTAGAGAATGTATGATATAGGAATTATTGGATATGGAATAACTGGAATGTTAACTCTGGCTATTCTCCAACAGCACAAATTTGACTTGAGTAAAGTATGTGTGATTGACCCATATTATGATGGTGGTGCTCTTATGCGTGATTATGGCAATGTAGTAAGTAATACACCATTATCAAAACTTATTACTGCTTTACAAAGTATAAAAACAGAATATACTATTCCGGAAGAATATTCTAGTTATGATATAAATAAAATTACACCACTGTATATTTTAACAAATATCATAAAAGATTTTACAAAGAGTCTTCTAAAGCAAGTAGATAAATATGAAACAAAAGTTATTAATATGAATTACAACATAGATTATACTTTAGAAACAGAAAATGGGGACACTATTAAGACAAGAGCTATAATATGTTGCCAAGGCTCTTCACCAAAGACACTATCATGCAATATACCTATAATACCATTACATGTCGCATTAAATCCAGAGATTCTGAAACAATATGTAAAACCAAATGATAAAGTTATCGTTTTTGGAACATCTCACAGCGGAACTTTAATTTTAGAAAATCTTCATAAGTTAAATATTCAAACAACGGCTATACATAAAAGCAATACTCCTTTTTTGTTTGCTAAGGATGGGGAATACGATGGAATAAAAGAAGAAGCAGAGCGCATAGCAAATCAAATATTGAATAATGAATATATTAATCTAAAATTACTAAATATAAGCGAAATTGATAAAGTTATTAAAGCTTCAAAGGATGCTCATTGGGTAATATATAGTATTGGATTTGAAACACAAAAAATACCAGGAAATTTTGATATAAAAAAATATAATTCTACGAGTGGAAAAATTCTAGGTATAGAAAAAGCGTATGGATTTGGAATTGCCTATCCATCTTTAGCCCCGGATTCTATTCATGTAGATGTTGGAGTCTCTTCTTTTGTAGAACATATTCAAAAACAAATGGAAGAACTAAAAAAACTTCTTTATTAGATGGCCACAAATACGCCAAATAGTAGATTTGGTAACTATTATGAAAATGCTGCAAGGAATATTACAAATACTGCGAATTCATTTATGAAAACTGCGAATACTGCCGCAAATAGTATGGGTAAATCAATCAATAGTATGCTTCCATTATCAAGCAATTCTAATACTAATAAAAATAGTTTATTTGGTCTACTAGGTAATAATAATGTTAAAACAAATTCTCCAAATATTTCTACAAATACTAATACTGGCTCTAGTTATAAATGGATTTGGCCTCTATTTCTATTCATGGCTATAGCAATTATAACAATTGTAATTATAGTAATATATAAGGATAAGATTTTAGCAGGAATTCATAATATAAATCAAAAGATTCGTGATGCATTTAATAAACCAACTAGTCCACCAGTTGATGCATCTAAGCCACCAGACGCAGATGTAACAGACATTCCAGTTCCTCCCCAAGATGAAGCTGTTCAAACAAAATCTATTCTTGATAAAATTATACCATCAGGAAATCCTGAAGTATTTAATGTAAGTAAAAATGAATTTACATATTATGATGCAGAGCCATTATGCAGAGCATTAGGTGCTGAGTTGGCAACTTATGACCAATTAAAAGATGCGTGGTCAAAAGGTGCTGATTGGTGTAATTATGGATGGGTGAAAGGGCAAACTGCAGTGTATCCTATACAAGAAGAAACTTACAAAAAAATTCAATCTGGTCCTGATGATGAAAAGAACTCATGTGGTGTTACAGGATTAAATGGTGGATTCTTTGATAATCCAGAACTCAAATTTGGTGTAAATTGTTATGGTATAAAACCTGCACAGTCAAATTATGATGAAGAAGTATTAATGAGACAAGGTCAGATACCTAGGTCTGTACCCTCATTAGCTGTCGATAGAAAGGTTCAAGAATTTAAGAAAGACCTAGGCCATTTAGGATTACTTCCCTTCAATGAAGATAAGTGGCGTGCAATTTAATCTTATAAATTTTCAAAGCGTGTAAATTTATAATGGTTTGATGCGTTTAGTTGATCTAACAAATATGGATCCATATTTATTAGTTTTTTTACATGTTTATCCTCACATCCATCATTATCTTCCAAAGAATCCTGACATGTTTTTGATTTGTTAATATCAATATATGACCACATTAATAGTTGTATTTGTATTTCTGCGTCTATAAAAAAATTATTAGTATCATTATTCCAGGATTTCCAGAAATTTTTCCATTCTGGATAATGCATATAATCATTAAATAATTCACTTTTGTAATTAATATCTCGTGTTGAGTAAAACATATAATCTTTATCAAAATCTAAATGAAATAAAAGTGATGCAAAACTATCTCCAATATGAGTTTTTGATGATAAAAATGTATAACCATTTTTTTGAATAAATGGAACAATTCCATTTTCTAAAAAAATGTGTAATATATTTTGAATTGATATTACTCCATAATGAAAAGTATTAATTTCTTCGTACTGCCAAGAAGCAAATTTATTTACACTCATTCTAGCATATATAATATATGTTATTTAAGCTACTTTAGACCTTACTTAGGAGCAGGTTGCTCAGGAAGTTGTGGAATCTTTTTTAACTTTAATGTTGTTTCAAATATTCTATTTTCTTTTACAAACTTAATTACGCTAGAAGTATCATCACTAACTTTTTTAGATTTATAGTATTCATGTAATGATTCTTCCAACCCTTTAAATGATAAAGGATTTGTGTGCCGTTCTTCAACAACTTTTAGTTTACCTCCAACAATTTGGATAATTGCATTTTGCATTTTACTATTTTTTAATTCATTAATAATTCTTTTTTCAAAATCGTCTCGTACAATTCTTGCGTTGTTAGTTTGCTTCTGAAAGTTCGATGCCAGATTATCATAATGAACATAATTACGTATCAAATTAGCAATATCTTCTTTCTGTGTAACTTGGTTATTCATTACTATGTATAATTATTTCATTCAATTAAAAAATACGCCACAGTAAAATACTATAATTTTGTAATATGATAGTAAATAAATATAGCGATTGTTATAATACAAACAATTAATATTATAAATAATACTGTCGTAAGGATAATATATGGGAACACTCGCTCCAGTACATGATTTAAAATTGGGTCTATAATATATATTTGTATTTGTTTTTTAGATTCATCATTATTAAGCATTACAAATGCTTTTTGTATAAACTTGTGTAACACATTGTTATTATTAACTATTTCCATTTACTTAGATTGCCTAAAGATTTAAATATATAAAATCGCAGATGATATTTACAACCCCTCAATGGAATCCTTCTAAAAACTCTTACACTATTCAAATTAATTCAAATATGTTTAATCATACTGAAACTCGCAGTATATCTTCCGGTGATGCTTTTTTTACAACTGTAGATATAACATCAAATTCATTTCAGGAACATATTAATACACTTTCATTAAAGATTAATGAAGATAGTAAATTATGGTTTGCATCTCCGATTAAACCACACATTTTTATAAAAAAGGTCTCTCATATTTTTGATGAAGTACCTCTAAATCTATACACCTACGGCAAGACATTTAAATTTACATGGACTCCAATCGCCTTAGAAATTACACCTAAGATGTTTGAATTAAAATGGAACCTAACATTTGTAAAAATTAATGAGCCTGTTGTGTCATCAAATGGTATTGATTTTGCAGAAGACCTTGATGTAACTGAACCTAGAACAATTATAATTCAACAAAATGATATTATTGAAAATGTAGACATCCCGTTTGATATTTCCGAACAAACGATTCATCAGGTTTCTTCCCGAGCAATTCTAAAACAAAAGGTTCGACAGGCAAAGTTAAAAGCAAGTATTGCTACGATGAAGGCTGAAAGAATGGCTGAGAAATACTTCCGACGCTACGGTATTCAAACAGAATTAGGGTCTGATTCTGAGCTATCCCTCAATTCAGATGAAGAAGAATCGGATGAAGAATAAAACGTTCCAAAAATTCTTTAAGAACAAAGAATTCAAAAAATATACGCTTGTATTATTACAGAAGCAATATGGCAGGTAGTAAGAATTCTTTCGGAACAGTTGTCACTTTTGTATTATTTGCAGGCGTCATCGTTTTAGGTCTAATGTTTTTACAGCCTGAATTATTCGTACCCCCACAGCGTGATGGGTTCCAAAGCACATTATCTGCGGCCTCAAATTATTCTGCCTCAGCCGGCCAAAATGCCATTAACGGTCGTATTCGTCAAGATGAGGTGCAAGGCAACCCTGATGTTGTACCCAATTCTCCTTCCGGCCCTGCTGATTTCGGAAATGCGGATGCACCTTCTGGCTGCTACCCTCGTGACCAGCTAACACCTTCTGAGCTGTTACCCAAGGACGTTAATAGTGTCTGGGCTGAGCAGAACCCTATGGGCAATGGCTCATTGAAGGGTAAGAACTTCCTTTCTGCTGGTGCTTTAATCGGTGTGAACACTGTTGGCCAGAGCTTACGTAACGCAAACTATCAGCTCCGCTCTGAGCCCCCGAATCCCCAGGTGCCTGTGTCTGTGTTCCAGAACTCTACAATTGAGCCTGACGTAAATCGCCGCAGTCTCGAGATTGCTTAGATATATAAATAGTTAAATATATATTGATAGTTAAAAATACTATTAATATATATTATAAATTAGTGAAATGAATTTCAATCCAATTGATGGAATTAAAAAACTCTTTGGTCTTGGCCAATACCCTTCTGTACATGTCAAAAGCAGTGTTGATAATAAAGAATATTTAGTTCGTGACATGCCTGATAAAAAAGAGGCAGCAAATTTAATGGCAAAGATACGTATTAAGTTGTCTAATTTGAAAATTCATTTAGAACAAAAGTATCCTGATAAACCTCAAGTAAAACAACTTATTACCAATTTTGAAGCAGACCCAAAACGTTTTTATGAATCAACACCAGATGCAGATTTAACAAGTTATAGTGTTAATAAAGGTGAATCTGTACATTTATGTCTACGACAGAGAGAAACAAATGACGAAAGTCTTGTTGATGAAAATGTAATAATGTTTGTTTCAATTCATGAAATGGGTCATATGATTACTAAATCTGTAGGTCATGGTGAAGATTTTTGGAACAACTTTGCGTGGTTAATAAAGGAAGCAGAATCAATAGGCATTTATAAAGCACAAGACTTTAAAGCCCATCCTGTAAAATATTGTGGTATGTCAATAACTGATCAGCCAACATATGACCCAATGAAAGTAGAAGGTTTCCGAGGGTCAAGATATTCAGAAGCAACGCACCATTAGGATAAAACTAGTATAGTAAGTATATAGGGTAAAATAGATGGAATCTCCGACATATGAAGAACAATTCCAAAATCTATTTAAATCAATTACAAGACCTACATTGTTAACATCATTACAATATGATACATTTAAGATTATGTATGATGGTGAAGAGATTGAAATAGAAAATATTTATAAAATAAATACACTAAGTGACCTAAAATTTGCAATTTATGAAAAATTTAATCTAGAAAATTTTGCTGCTCCTAATAATCAACTAATCTTTTATAAAAATAAAAGCTACATTGAAGTATTAGATTTTTCTTGGAAAAATCTATTACCAACACCAGAATTTATAATTAGTGAAAAAGAACCAGTATTATCTGATTTTGTATCAAGCGACGGTAATAGAAAGATTGTAGATTTACAAATATATGATAACTTAATTATAAATAAACGTCTCAAAAAAAATGTATTACATTTACATTTTTATAAAGATTTAATTACATTATATAAAGGTGTACAGCCAATATCTGAAAAACAATATTATGGTAGAATTTACCCATATTTTCCCCATCTAAAAATGAATAAACCATATCCTAGTGAAGAAGAAACGAAATCGCTCAATACTAGATATTCTTTATTTGCTAAGAAATCAGAATATTTACATAAGATTCAGGATTTACTAACACAAGGAAATCCTATAATACCATTTTCATTTATTGGCATACGATTCTTACGTTTATCATTTTTAAATAATAATGTTGAAGATGGTATTGAAACATTATTCTATGACATGGTTGCAAATGAAAATAGACCATATATTCGTTTAATACCAGTAGGCTCTACACCAATATCAAAGGTACATTTAAAAGACGAAAATTTAAATATTCCTAGTGTATACAACCCTAATTTAATAAAACAATGGAGTGATGAAAAAAGCCCTACTCCAGAGCGTGACTTTATACTTGGTAAAATTGCATTAAAAACAACATTAATGAATCTACCATATATATATCCAACAATTCGTATATGCGATGATAATTCATTTGATTTAATTATAGAGCCACCAAAAGATATAAGAAAGATTGAACCTTATATGGATTTTGAGAATTTTATGCCACAACTTCTTGAAGGAATTGATGTTATTAATAGAGAAAAAATTATTCCTAATATTGGTGCTGGTAATTTTATTTTTGGATTAAGTCTTCCTACATCAATAACTCTTACAAGAAAACAGTTTGAAAAAAGAATTCAACTATTCAAACCTTTTTTTCAAGAAATTTCACCATTACCCAAAGAAAACCCTTTTATAATGTTACGTTATAAACTTGTTGATAATTATGTAACAGAAGACAATATATCTACATATTTAACACTTATTTCAAATAAGAAAGTTTTAAAAGGTGAAACAACAGTATCTGAAATGATTAGATTAGTATCTGATGAATTTCAATTAGATATGGATACTGCTAGACAAAAGGTAGAAAATTGGTGGAAGAATAAACACGAAACACAGCCAAATGAAACTGGTGAAAACAAAGAATATATACCTTATAATAATTCTGGTATAGATATTGCAATATATCAAAAGAAATCAATATATACTTTACATTTTACAAATGTTGATAGTATAGTCAATTTACAAAGAATTTTAACTGCATTTGGATTAATTTTTAGTTTAGATGATGAGTTACTAAGTGTTCCACAAAAAGAAATGAAAGAGATTGCTGCACTAGAGCAAGAAGTATCTCAATTAGAGAGTGAAGATGAAGATGAATCGGCACAACAAGAAGCATATGAAGGAATGGATGATGAAATGATGTTTTTTGGCCAAGAAGAAGTAACACATGAAGATATTGAGTCAATAAAAGAGAGTATTGCAAAAGATACTATTCCAGTAGACCAAGAAGTTCAAGGTGTACAATTTGAGGCAAATAAAATCCCAGTCTATGAAGAAGAAGAAAAAGAAAAGGAAAAAGGACTTGCTAAATTCTTTATTAATAAACTCAAAGAAGCAGATAAATCATTGTTTGAATACGATGTTACACATCCAGCTGATAAAGCATACGTACAGATGTGTGCTGCGAATGATATGAGACAGCCTGCGGTATTAAATCAAGACCAATACACTGCTATGAGAGATGAATATGAGAATGATGAAGATATTATATTTCAAGAATATCCTCTTAGAGAAGGAGAAGATGATACAGTAGATACACGTAGCGACCCTGATAATATTATAACAGTATTAAGGTATGGAGGCTCAAATCCTCGTAGAGAAAATTATTATATATGTAGTGAGTATTTCTGCACACGAGATGAAATTGTAGTTTTAAAGAAAGATTTTAAAGGAACGACTCTGAGAAGACCTATTAAACAATCTGATGGCTCAATAAGAAAAGCTAAGCCTGAAAACACATGTCCATTCTGTATGGGTACTTTAGTAAAAAGCCGTAAAGACCCTGGACGTGGAGAAACAATTATACAAAGAAGTCCTAAACCTAAATCGGATAAAAGACATGTATGGGTGAATTTTCTTAAAAAGACATCTCATCCCAATGGATTAAAGTTGCCATGTTGTTTTGTTCGTCCTAGTACTATTACATTTAAGGATACTGAGTCAGGATTTTTGAAGAAAAAGAAAGTGAAAAAAGTTGATGATGAAGATGAAGAGGAAATGCAAGAAACAGAAGAAACTCTAGAGTCTGGATTACCAGTTGTTGACTATGCTACAACATTATATAGAATAGATAAAAAATATATTATTGGATTAACTGATAAATATCTACCATTAGAGGTTGGTGACCGTGACGGTCCTCAAATTGGTCTTCTTCCTAAAGAGTTAAACCTATTATTTGAACAGGACCCAACGAATATTATAACACGTGTAGGTAATCCTCAAAAGATTTTACCAAATGCAAAGGGTTTTTTACGTATAGGTGTAGAAAATAGAAATAGATACAAATATGATAGTTTCTTAGCAGCAATTGCACCATATTATCTAAGAAATTCAGCATTTCAAATGAAAAAACGCATTTTAGAAATTATGAATCCAGCATTATTTATAAATTTAAATTATGGTAATGCTGTATTAGAATTTTATGATCCTCAATACGTAGTTAAAGAAGTTACAAGTAATGCTGCATGGGCTGAAAATGAATTAAGGATTGATTATAAAGACGATAATACTGAAGAGGTAAATAGAATAATAAAATCATATTATAAATTTTTAGGGGTTTTAAACTCAGATTCTATTACAAAAGAATATAGACAGTTTGCGTCTTTATTAGCTGAGCCTAAGTTATTACAAGAAGGTAATAATAGACCTGGTATTAACTTTATTGTTATAGATATGAAAGAAAATGGAAGTGTTGATATTCGTTGCCCCCCATTTGGATTTAATGAAGAATATATGAAATATAATGATATTGCATTTTTATTACATCATTATTCAGGCAGTTGGGAACCAATTGTCTACTTTGATAATTTAATTACTGGTCTAGAATCAAGACATCCATACAGTTTGGTATTTCAATATGCAAATTACGCTGCTTGGCCTGAAGTAGCAAAGAAATTATATGGTCAATATAGAAAGGCATGTAGTTCTCGGTCTAAGACTATATATACTTCACACTCTTATATTAAATCAACTGCTATGATATCATTATCATATGCTAAATCATCAATATATAAAATTAAACAAAAAACTCAGAAGTTTAGTTTTGATGGTGTATTACGTGATGCATATAACCATATTGCTGGAATAGTATGCTCTGAGAATAGGAATGAAAGACGTATAAATATTGTAATACCAGTAGTAGATGATGGAATTATAGCAGCATCAATTGATAAAGATATCTATTTGAATTGGAATGATGTACAATATGAAAGTGCTGAAGATACATACCGTATTTATACACAGTATGTACTGCCAGCATTTCCAAGATACCAAGGATATACACCTATACATCTTGTAGTAAAAGCTAAATCTAAGATGATTATTGGGCTTCAACTGAAGAATTTACTTTATATACCAGTAAAACTCGGAGAGACAACATCTAAATTAAATCTTCCAATTGTTGAAGTTGATGAATTTGAATGGGAAATTAATAGAAAAATTATCTTTGGTAAAGATGATGAAAAGGATATAGAAAAGAATATTATGAACGAAAAGGATATAGAAGAAATTTATCAACATCTACGTATAACCTTTTCGAATTGGTTAGAAACAAAAGGCTCTGCCATAAAACGAAGACTTGAAGATGATATTGTATTTAATTCAACAATATCTCTAAATGATAAACGTAAAAGACTGATAATATTATTCGGTTCATTAATTCAGTCATGGTTCACTACAGAAACAAATGAATCGCCACATCAAACCTTGCTGAGAAAGGATTGTGAATTACAATCAAAAGAGACATGTAATGATCGATGTGTATTTACAAGTCAAGGTAAATGTAAATTACATATTTCTGATAAATTTAAAGATATTAATCTTGGTAATTATTTAATGTTAAAATTGTTTGATGAGCTGCTGCGATATGCAGAAAAACGTAGAGAAATATTTGAAAATGAAATATCAAAACTTGTTTTCTTAGATAAACCTATACGTATTGGTGACCAGTATATCTTACCAGAAAATTCTACTGAATGGTCTGATTTCCTAAGATTTACTTGGTCCAAAGATGTATCTGAAACACCACATTTCTATGAAGAGTTCTCTGCACCTGCAGAAGAAATTAGTGCTCCTGATGACGACGACGATGATGAAGATGAAATTGAATTATCCGAATTATCAATCCCTATTAAAACAATTCTAAATCCAAATGACCCAAAAACGAATTTACTCAAATACTATGAAATAACAAAAGAGAAAAATCTAACTGATATTTTAAATAAACTAAGTATAGATAGTAAACATGTTAGTTATACTCCAGATAAAGTAATTTTTGATAGAATTATTCTAACAAAAATGTTTAGAATGAAGAAAGCTGCATTTATTCAAATAAATCTTCTTACAAATGATTTTATCATTAAACAAAATATTACATCTGTTGGAATGAAGAATGCAGAAATTAAAAATATATATATAATTGTTGTAACTCAAAATGGAGCTGGATTACTTGTGAAAAATGAAAAGAATATGGCACTTCATATAGAAGATATACCAGAAATTCTCAAACCTTCTAGTCTTCCTCAATAAACCCACATTCATCAATTGGTAATACAATCATTTTATTGATATTCATATCGAGCGCACGTTTGCGACATTGAATCATATCCTCAACTTCTTCTTCAAGAATATTTAGACGGATAAGTCTGTAATTTTTATTATCAGGATGAATAATAACTAAACATAAATCAACAACGTTCAAACCATAGTATTTCTCCAAAAAATATTTGTAAATATTTAATTGAAGAGTATAGTGCCAATAGTTAGAATCTGGTAGATGCTTCACTGGACCATATCCATTTCCAAAATCATTCTTTGTTTTGATTTCCTTAGAGCGTTTCCAATCATAAATAACATATCCTTTGAGTTTCTTGCTGTAGAATACCATATCAATAGAGCCACATAATAGATATTCTTTCATCCATACTTCCCATTCACTTCTATAAGGAACTAAATCAGTTTTTACATCATTCCAGAAATTCATAAAATACTTCCATTCAATTGTTTCATAGTTCGCAGGATCA